ATTCTTCGACCGTGAAATAGACGTTGGTGTGGCCGGTGAGCGGTGCCTTCGATGTCTTGCCGACGATGGTCACAGTTGCCGACGCAATCGGGCCTTCTGCGGTCAACGCCGAGCCGTTGAGCGGTTGGCAGGTGATAACCAGCGCCGTGACGCCGGTCACAAGCAAGTTGTTGTTGAGGTTGGCCGTGGCGAAGCTGCCAGCGGTCAATCGGATTACGTGGCCGATCTTGACGCCGCCGGTCAGAAACGAGCCGGTTCCGCGCGTGATGGTGTAAGGCCCGCTGCCAGCGATGGTCAGCGACAGGCCAGTCAGCGCCGAAACGGTGACGAAGTCTGCGCGCAGCAAGTCTTGGAACAAGAGCGCATAGGTCGAGGGTGACAGGAGGCCAGAAAGCCGCCCGGTCGATTTGACCTGTCCGTAGGAAACGCCGGTTGACTGTTCGTGCGTGATGATCTCATCGCTCGAAAAGGTGTCGCGCTCCAATGCAAACACGCTGTTGTTGCGGCGCAGGATTTGACCGCCGCTGCCCGATGCAGCCGTGCCAAGGGCCGTCTGCGCTTTGATGATAGTCTGTTTGCGAATGCCCTGTGCGACTGTCAATGTAGGTCTCCTTTATGCACGATAATTGGCGAAAAAACGCACTTTGACCGGCAGCACGTAGCGGTCGGCCTCGATGATGGCGGGCGATACTTCTGGCGTCTTTTCGACGATTACGGTGACGCTGCCCGAAGTGAAAGAGCGCCCCCGGTAAAAGGTGTCTCGGATCAGTTCGGCGCGCGCACCGGCAGCCCCCGGCCCTGCGTTAAGCGGATAAGCGAGACTGATTTGCAGATAGCCGCGCTCGATGGTGTGCGTTCCCATTTCAGGGTTAAGCGGATCAGCTGCGAGCATGAAAACCCGTTGGTAAGGCGTGCCGACCGCAGGCGTGTAAGGCGCGTTTTCATAGGCCGTAGCGAGCGGCGGCGATATGGCGGCGAGTGCGGTTTCGAGAGCCGCGCGGATCAGAACAAGGCTCATTGCGCCACCTTGGCCGCAGCCTCGTTGACGATTTCTTGAAACTTGACCGCAGTTAGACCGACCAAGCCAGCGGGCGCTTGACGCGACCAGCCATCCTCTATGCGCTGCGCGTAGGGCAGATTATTCGAGAGATAATAGACGTTGCCCGCCGCTTCTTCCGGCACTGCGGCCATTATAGCAGGCAAGGCAATAGTGCCGTTCAGGTCGTTGGCCTCGACCGTGCCGTTGACCTTCTGGCCAATGCCAAGCTGCCAATTGGCGCGGAAGCGACCGCCGATATATCCCTTGGGTGCGGGCCGCGTCCAATAGGTAGCGTCACCCACCGGCGAGCGCATATCAAGTTCGCGCGCCACGCCGACAACAATCTCGCCGACAACTTGGTCAGCCATTGCGCCTGCTTTCTCGGCGAACTTTTGCAGATCGAGTGCGAAGGTCATGCCGCCGCCCTCAATGTCAGGTCGTAGAATATCCGTAGGCCAGCAGGCTCAAGCGGATTGACTTCGACAATCTCATAAACAACCGAATTGCTATCGGTCAGCGTATCGCCCACAACCGGCGCGGTGAGTGCGCTGCCATCGGTTTTCAGTGCGGAAAGGAGGCACTGCTTGTCGCCGATGGCAATGTTCGTGCCTGCGAGTTTGCGCAACCCCGCAGAGAACGGCAGGATCACCCCCTTTCCGGTTTGCGTGGACGTGGTGATTGCAGATGTTCCAGTGGTCGGGTCATAAGTTCCCGACACTTCCCGTGTGAGCGTCACGGTCTGGCCTTTGTCTGCAATCATGCGATTAGCAACGGTGCGATTAGAGGCGCTCATGTCCGCACCAGTGTCGCCATTGCGGACGACCCCATGAGATAAGGTGCAAGTGCCATGTCTATCGCCCGATAGCGAATGGCTTGCGGGCTGTGGGCGCTATATTCGGTTTCGAGCGGCCCAACCTTCTCGCGGATGATGGCGCGTTCCAGATCGGGGTTAAGTTCACCGGCTGCGGCCTTAAGCGCAAGGTCGGCGCAGGCGTTGGCAATCTCGGTCGGCACAATGTCGCTGGCAATGTCAAAGCCATCGACGACAACGCCGTAGCGCGGCCAGTCAAGCGCCTGTGTTCCGGTCATCTTGAGGCCAGACCAGCGGCCCCGATATGCTTGCACCATGTAAGCGGTGGCATTGCGTAGCGCGGCCTCGCGCACTGCATCAGAAGCGAGTGCTGCCCATGCAGCATTGCCGAAGGCGGTATGGCGCGCAGAGGCGTCGGCTACAGTGATGTAGCTTTCAGCATCCGCACGGCCAGAGCCATCTTCGACAACCAGCGCCATTAATCAGCAGCCTTCTTCGCCTTACCTTTCGGCGCGGGCTTGGGTTCGACCTTTGCGGGCGCAGCCTTTGCAGGTGCGTCGAACAGTTCGTGAATGTCAGGATCGAAGGTAGCGACCCAAGCATAGCCTCGCTCGTTATCGCGCTTGATCTTTACGGCGTTCGGATTGGTCGGGTGTGTCATTAGGCGTCTCCCACTTTGACCCACACCGGCGCGGCTGTGCTGCCATCGTTTCGATAAATATCGCTGTTCGTGGTGTCGATGCAGAGGCCGCCCGGTGCAGACAGTCCGATGCCAAAGCCAGCGCCATTGGCGAGGCTGGTCGGGTTCATTGCGGTAACAACGCCAGAGCCATCGTCTGCAACGCCGCTGTCGCTGGTCATAATGGCAACCGAGACAAGCGCCGATGCCGCTGCATTAGCTTCAATCGCAGTCTTGACCTGCGCCGCTGTGCTGGTGATCGTGCCGCCGCCATTGGTCGCAAGCGAAACGGTGATCGAAGGCCCCGCCACCGAAACTTCTAACGATGCGCTGTTTGCAGCAGGGTTGACGTAGCGAATGGAGATGTTGTTGCCCGCCGCGCCATAGGTCTTGGCAGTAAATGTCAAGCCGTTGTCGTCGCCGGTCGGGTTGACGTTTGCCGATGCCGCCACGGCGTCTGCCGGAACGCCTGCATTTGTGGTCAATAGGCCGCCAAACGAGGTCGTGTAAGCCGCCATTGTGACGCTTGCATCGTTAGAAATCGTGAATGTGCGCTCAACCAGATACGGGCCGAACGTCTGCGCGAAACCCGGCGAGAGAAAAGCGGCAACGCTGCCGTCCTCGGCCTGCACGCTGGCCTTGGTTACGCCCGCCGTTGCGGTGAGCGCGTAACCGGCCTTAAGTGTGTAATTGGTGGCCATGATCGCCCTCCGCTGAAAGGTGAAAGAGGGCGGGAGCCGAAACCCCCGCCCGCTGGATTAGCCGATCAGAACGCCGATATGAGCCGACTTGATAGCCGAGACGCCCCAAGCAAGGCGGACATGGTAGACCGTCTGCAAGAACTGGCGATATTCGGCGATCTCGAACACAAGGCCCGAACGGTCGTCGACAACCTGAACAACATCCGATGCCGAGTCACCGTTCTGCGGCATGGCAGGCAGGCGAGCCGCAAGCACGATGGCGTTGCGGTCAAAGGCAAGGTTCGGCGTGTAGCTGTTGCCAATCGTCAGTTCGTTTGCGTCGACGCCTGCAACCAGAAGGCCCGGATCGCCAATGGTGATCGTGCCGCTGGTGTCAGTGAGGCCGACATTGACCATGTATTTGTTCGCGCTGTCGCCAGCGTGCGTGATAACGTCACCAGCCTTGATGCCGGTGGAGTTCACGGTGCCGCCTTCAAGCGAAAGAATGGTCTGGCCGATAGCCTCACCTGCGCCGATGAAGTCGTAGCCCGTGCCAGCACCCTTGGTGTGGAGGCTTACGGCGTCCGAATGGCGCAGGGCAAAGCCCATAACGCGGTCGGTCATGCCGTTGCGCAGCATGTCAGCCGAGCCAGCCTCGTTGACCTTGAACAAGCCCGACTGTTTGCCGCGCAAGTTGGCGATGGCAGCGTGGCCAAGGACAAGCTGGCGGTCATTCATCGGGCAACCGTTTTCGTCAAGAATGCGGGCAACCCCTGCAAAGTCCGACATATCGGCGGCAGTTGCAAAAGGCGTGGTGCCTGCGGTGCCGAAGCCACGCGATGCAGTGGTGTAACCTTCGCTCCAGAGATCGGCTTCGATCTCGTTTACGAGGGTGCGCATACCCTGATAGAAGCGCTGCGCCTGAATGGTCGAGAATGTGCCAGCATTCGACAGGCCGCGCGTTTCTTCGCCGTTCCAGCGAACAGCAACATGCTTCGACTTGGTAATGGCGATAGAGGCGTTGCCGATGGTCTGGTCGCCGGTATCCGGTGCATTAACGGCGGCTGTGTTGTTGCCGGTCGATGCTTCAGGGGTGATGGGGACATATACCGTCTGGCCGATTGCGGCGCGATCTGCGCTGGTGTTGCGGGCGACGGCTGGGATCATGCCGACCATTTCGCGGGACACAGTGTCCAGCGCTTCGGTCATGTCAGGAATAAGACTGGTGAGTGTGTTTGCCATTTTGGGCACTCCGAATTGCGTGTTGAACGGGGAAAAACCTGTCAGCGCAGCCAACGGGAGTTCCGGCGCAACCGGAGAAAATGGGATAGAGCGCAGCCCTAACTTGATGCCTTCATATCACAAGGGCGGTGTATGGATTATGACAAAGGAAAAGGGCCAGCCCGCGCAGGCCAGCCCTCCCCTTTGGCGACGGGACGCCTAAGCCGCTTGATCGGCGATTGCAATTTCCTTGGCGCGGATGCCAGCGGTCATGTTCTGGATCGCGGCAGGATCGCCCGATTTAATGGTTTCGTCATATTGGGCGCGGGTGATTGTCTTGCCAGTGCCGCCAGTGCCACCGCCGCCCGGAGCGCCGCCGCCTGAATTGTTCGGAGCCGAGACGAGGCGCTTGCCTTCATCGGTGCCAGCCCATTCCTTGACGAAATCAGCCAGCGCCTTGTCGCCGACCTTGGCAACGCGCGTGTCGCCTTCTGCGGCAATCTGCACGCCCGATGCCAGCATCGCCATTGCGGCCTTCTGGTAAATCGGGTCGGTCACGTTGTTCGCCGCCAATTGCTCGCGCAGGCCGTTCTCGACGAGTAGCTTGTGCGTGAAGCCGCTTTCCGCTTCGAGCGCCTTGGTGGCCTTCTCGGCGGCTGTGGTCGCGTCCTTGGCCTGCTTTTGGGCGGTGGCCAGATCGGCGCGCAGTTTGTCGTTCTCGGCTTCGAGGCGTTCTAGATCAGCCGGGTTGATTTCCTGCGTCTTGCGCAGTTCGGCCTTGATCTTTTTTACCTCGTCCAAGAGTTCGGTATTCTTTGCCTCAAGGCCGGTTTTTGCGTCGGCAATGGCCTTGTCGATATCGGCTTGGGTGAATTTGGGTTCGTCTGCCATAATTTATTCCTTTCAGTCTGCGGGGGTAAATCAGTTGAGGGCGCGGAGTTCGTCCAATGTGAGTTCTCGGCCCGCACCGCTCACCAAGTCCTTGACGGTGATGCGACCGGACAACAGCAGTTCGGCGCGGCCTTTCCCGAATTGCTCCTCAACCTGCGAAGGCGAGAGGCGTTTCAGATAGGCTTGGAACGATGTGTCGCCCTTGATCGGGCCGAGGCTTGACGCGCGGGTGTCCTCGCCAAAGTTGAGGCCGAGCGTGTTTTTCGGGATAGGTGACAGGACGCAGCGGTCGCCAAAGTGCAAAGGAGGGCCGCCATTCCACGCAATCTCGGTGCCTTCAATCGGCTCGCCGTCCAAGTTCCACGCCGAGCCGTCGAGGGCTGCGCAGCGTGCGCAAGTGTTGCCGTCTAACGTCGCAAGCCAGCGAATGCCTTTGATAAAACGGCTGTTCTTCCGATAGGTCGCAAGCCGCGCGTCATTCTGTGCGGCCATGATCGAGGAATGCACAAGCGTCCGCGCATTGCGGCGTGCAATTTCCATGATGCCAGGTTCGCCCCGCTTGCCGACAATGCGCTGCACA